AATTGTAGCCCCTTCAACTTCTACTGCAAATGTTTTGTGGACACTAGCAGGTAATCTAACTATAGGTTCTGTTATAGAAGTAGAACTAAAGCTAGGCGTAGTGCCTGTTACCGTAAAAGTGCTACCAGAGGAAGCTATAACAGCATTATATATAACGCTACCATCGCCGTACACTTTTACCCTAACGGGGTAAGTTTCTGCATCTACTTTTACAAAACCCATACTAGTAGGTTTTGCCATTACGAATTCTTTTGATTTCCAGTTAAAGGTTAAATTTGTATTACTTCCTTGAAATTTTTTAATCGTGTTACTTATAAGTAAATATAACTGACTATCGTCCGGGTCTGTATGTCCGCCACGTATTAAACCACTTGCATCTAAATCAACTAAAGTTGTTTGGCCAGTAGGTCTTGGGTCAAATATAAATCCTCCATAACCACTGCCCGTACTGTAAAAACCAACATATCTTTCTTCCCACATAAACCCTGTAATAGTAGAAGGATAGTAATTAGCTTGCCATTGGGTAGGCGTAATTATACTTTCGGTAAGGTTCGCTACGCTCGTGCCTTCGGCAGCAATCAATCCGTCTGGACTGGCGTACAAAACATAAGGCCCCATATCGACCATAGACCGTTTGTTCAAACAAGCTTGCGAAGATTCTATTCTTATAGGAGTCATAGAAGAAGGGTCAGTACCTGTAATTAAATAAGGAACACTTTTTGTAGTTACTAGCACACCGTTTGATATAACTTTTATGGCTACTATTTCTTCTTCTAAAGTTATTCTATATGCAGCTGGCCAAGCATGTGGTAAGAAAGATTCACTGAAACAGACACGCTTACCTGTAAATCCTGCAAACACTCCGTTTGGCAAAGCACACAACCCTTTTAAAGGGCCATCAGGATAAACACTAGTATCATCATCTGGTGGGCCAATCCAAGTAGAAGAAGGTATGACCTCTGCTAATTCGCTATTCTTAGAAGTGTCCGTGTAAGATGTAGCTGACAATGCAACTTCTGCCACGAATTGAAATGCTGTAGTGTTAGAACCGGTGTTAGACCTGTAAATACGTTTTTTAAGTAAGTTAAGGTTTGAATTAGAGTGGGAAACTTGTATATTAGTTAGTTCTACGTTTTGATTATCGTCTGTTGTTATAACAGTAGAAGCTGCTGAGGGTGGGCCTTCTTCACCGTATGCGGATACAAATGTATAAACATAAGATGTTTCAAAATCTATATTAGATTCCGACGGCCCTCCAAAAGAAGCACCGTTACTTACAGAACTAGATGTACCTGAACTAGTAGCAGATCCACTTGTTTCTACTGTAAAAGTGGTAGTAGAAGGGACACTTTTTATTTTAAAATCACCATTTATTTCATCAGCTGTAAGGCCATTAGTTGCACCAAAATCAGCTAAAGTAACAGTCTCGTCTACCGCAGCTCCATGCGCACTTGCAGTCGTTACTGTTATAACACCAGAACCATTAGTAGTTGTTATAGTTGCATTTATTTGTGTTGGTGGTACAAGAGCTACTGTAGGAGCTGAAGTTGGGGCAGGGATACCTAGTCTATAAAAAGCACTAGGATAGGGTGCACCTGATAAGATAATGTCACTTCTTCCCATCCTAGGAAAAGATTGACCTGACCAGTAAATCGTGTCGTTAGTGTCCCCGGCTATTGGCCCACGTACGACATCTACATCCTCATCAAATTGCAACCAACGTTCTGGACTATCGGTGTATTTAAATATAGTTTGTTTGGTTGTGCTTGCGAGAGTAGATACTCCACTAGAAGGATTAACAGTAGAATTGTCTGTTATAGGGACTAAACGCCCGCTTTCTAAATTAACATCCGTTGCAGTTTGTGCAAGACTATCTTTTAAAAGGCGTGGAGACAGCCTAGGAGCTCTACCTCCAAACGTTTTAAGTTTAAAATATGCCATACTTTCATTTCCCAGTGTTTAGAACAGATTCTTGTAGTTCTACGCTCCTTCTACCTACTTGTTTAAACCACCTACTATCTTCCATTTCAGCAGCCATCCGTTCCCAATCGTGTTTCCTACAGGCATCTAACATATTTTTAAACTTAGAAAACCTGCTACTACCTAAATTAAAACACATATTTACTAACACATGTTGTATATTTTCGGGCAAGTTATAAAAAGCCTCTTCCGTACCAAACACGTGCACTGCTTCTGCTAAGTGTTTGTTAAAATCATCTTCATAATACATGTCGACAACTTCTTGCGACACTTTTGTGCCAACTTCCCAGTTATATTCAGGGTCGTTAGGTTGACATAAATGCCCTATTCCTAAAGTCTTGTAGCCCAAGCTGTCTTCATATATCTCTAAAACTTCACCTTCGTGGCGTTTTATTTCAGCTTTACACTTTTCAATGTCCACATTTACTCCGTTTCTATTTTAACTTTAGGTTTTATTTTATCTTCTTTTAAAATAGTTTCTAAATCGGCAGTTACACTTGCTACGCTAGCTTGCGCTAACTTAACGTCCATAGCTAAATTGCTAAGGTTTTGTTGCCCTTTAAATAAAACATTAAGAGAATCTATAGCCCTAGGCGTTAGATCCGCTATGTCGTATTCATTGCCATTAAAGTTAATGGTTTTTATTTCGTTATTGTTTTCCATTTAATACTCCTTATTAAGTTGTGAAAATTCTACGCTATTACGCGCCTCCGTACTTTTTCTTAGTTTTATTTATAATGTCTTTTGAAGTCATTGCATAAACAGTAGGCTTCTTCTTTTTCTTTTTATGATATCCATGACTTTCTGGCATATTTCTCATACTAGCGTAAGAAGTGGTGTTAACTTTAGCTACATTGTTATCGTTATGACCAATATTATCATTCTTTTTTTGTGTTTTCTTTTTACTCGATGTTGACATGTCGTCTCCTATAGTTAGTTGTTATAGTATATCCTTAAGAAAAAAGCCTGTCCACGCCACTCATACCTATGATAAGTATGTAAAGGCCCATAATATATCTAGTGTACTTTGAATCCATGGCATCAAACTTAACATCGCCTTTATCTAATCTCTTTTCTATATTAGCTACTTTTGTTTGTACTTCTACTAGTGTCTCTTTAGTTGTTGCCATTTATCCTTCCAATGCTTCTATTCTAGTTGTTAAATCTGCTAATGTACTTTGTATATCAGCTATTATATTTTGATGACTATGGCTATCCATATTAGAATTTTCTGTATAAACCAATTTTTCACCAACTAAATCTTCTACTTTTCTAATTACTTTAGCCATATCAACATTTATACCTTGTAATTGGTCAGGATTATCTGGGTTAGGTCTTTGTGACCAATAAGTCCATGCTAATTCTTCTGAAGGCCCGTCAGATATTAATGTCCAATTATGCGGTGTAAGTTGTGTATTATTATGTGAAGAATCAACAGCAAATAATTCACCACCTCTATTTTGTAGAACACAAGCACTTGTTAAAGATTGTGTTACTGCTCCTGAAGTTGAAGGCCCTATTACTATACAATTATTTGTTTGTGGGTTATTTGATTGTGGGCTTTCATTAGTATTAAATTTGAATCTTTGATACGCAGCATCTATAAAAAACTGTTCAATTTGCGTATTACCACTAATTGTAGTAAATAAAAATCCTACATGAGTTTGACCAGCAGTTGCTCCACCACCTTGAAAATATCCTTTTATTGATGCAGGTTGGTCAGTAGCTTGACCAGGTCTACCCATTCTAAAATTAATTGATTGTGAATTGCCATCACCTCTAGTTCCAAAACCATCAAAATCAATACAAGCAGTATCAGCACCTGCGGTTGTATTACCGTTAATAACTAGTTTTGCATTACCTGCATCAGTTGTGCCGATTGCAACATTTCCTGATGAATTCATACGCATAGTTTCACTACCATTAGCTCTGCTAAAGATACAATTATCATCACTA